CCCACCGATCCCACCGATACGACCGACGATGGCGGCTATACCTGCAAGCAGACCAACTTCGACCATGCGATCCGCTATTCGAAGCTGGACGCATGGCGCCACCGCCCCGAATTCCAGACGCTGCTGCGCGACGTCATCCTGAAACAGCAGGGGCGGGACCGCATCATGATCGGTTTCAACGGCACGTCCGCCGCCGTCGCGACCGATCGCGCAGCCAACCCGCTGTTGCAGGACGTCAACGAAGGCTGGCTGCACAAAATCCGCACCTATGCCGCCGATCGCGTTCTGAACGACGGTTCGCTCACCACGAACCCGACCAAGGCCATCTACGTCGCCAGCGGCGTGGAAGTGGTCGATGGCGACGCCACCAACACCGACACCGCCGAAGCGGACTATGCCAATCTCGACGCGCTGGCGTTCGATGCACTGGACAATCTCGACCCGTGGCACCGTGGCGACACGGACCTTGTCGTCATCGTGGGCTGGAACCTCGTCAAGGACAAGTATCTGAACCTCCTCCAGGGCGCGAGCGACACCGCGACCGAGAATGAGGCGGCGCACCGCATCCTGACCCTGCCCAAGCAGCTGGCGGGCAAGCGGGCCATCATCGTGCCTTTCTTCCCCGAAAACAGCCTGCTGATCACCAGCCTCGATAACCTGTCGATCTATTGGCAGGAAGGGACGCGCCGTCGCCAGATCAAGGACGAGTCCGCGCTCGACCAGATCGAAAACTATGAGTCGGTCAACGAGGCCTATGTGGTCGAGGACTATGGCCGCGCCTCGCTCGTCGAAAACATCGTCATGGGCAAGAAACCGGCCTGATAGCCGGTTCCCCCTCCCAACACCCTCCCCCTGACAGGACACGCATATGAGCCTCGCACGCCGTAACCGTGAGCGCATCCTCGCTGCCCAGACCATCACCGCAGCAGTTGCACCTTCAGGGGGAGCGGCTGTCGCTCCCGTCGCCGGACCTTCCCCGGCGGCGGGGGCGACCAACGCCTCCCCGGCTGATCGCGCAGCGGCCCAGATTGCCCTGCGCCTGACGCACGATCTGCGCCGCCTCAAGGAAATCAAGTCGATCGACGCCAAGGTGGCGGCCAAGCGGGAAATGCTGCCCGAATATCGCGATTGGGTCGCCGGGATCCTCAGCGCCGACGCAGGCGTGGGCACCGGCACCGCCGCCGAAGTGCTGCCCACCGTCATGGTTTGGCTGATCGATACCGGCGCTTATGCCGATGCCCTCGATCTGGTTCCCTTCATCTTCCGGCACAAGGTCGCCATGCCCTCGCGCTATCAGCGTGACGCGGCCACGATCGTCATGGAAGAAATCGCCACCGCCGCGCTCAAGGTACAGGGCGCTGGCGCCTCCTTCCCCCTCAAAATTCTCGATCGCGTCGCCGATCTGACCGCCGGTCTGGATATCCACGACGAAGTTCGGGCCAAGCTGCTCAAGGCCATCGGCGTGGAGCAGCTGACCGAAGCCGAAGACCTCCCCGCCGATGACGCCTTCCATGCGCTGACGGCGGCAGTCTCCACCCTGAATGAAGCCCAGCGGCTTCATGAGCGGGTCGGCGTGAAGGACCGCATCAAGCGCGGCCTCAAACTCATGGCCGCCATCACCGCCGCCCGTGAGAAGGCCATCGCCGAACAGAACAACGAACAGGGCGGCGACAACGCCGCCTGACAGGCTCGCCCCCGGCGCTCAGGGGCGGATCGCGCGATGCGGGAGGCTTTCGAGCCGTAGGGCCGCCATCTGCCCCGATCCTCACCCCTGTAAGCCGGTGGGCCAATTGGAGAATATTATGCTTTTCGTCCTTCTGCTGCTCGCCTTTGCCGTCCTCGCAATCGTTCAGTGCTTCGAATCGATCTGGACGGCGGCAAACCGGCCTGCGCACGCGCATCGCGTCGTCCCGTCTCACTTCATGCAGCTGCCGAAATTCAAAATCGCGCTGGCTGTTTTCGTCTGCCTCGACATCGCAGGCGCTCTGGCTTGGGCCTATATCGCGTTCCACCTGCTGGCCGCCGCAGCGCGGCATTCCATGGCATGAGCTTCGTCGCCCGCCCACCCGCGTCGCAGGTCGATCAGCCGCCTGAAGAGGAAACCCCCGTCACCAATGACGGGTTTTTCCCCAACATCGACCCGGCGGCGGTGCGCGATGCCGCCCGCATCCCGACCAGCATCACCCCCTCGCGCCTGCGCGCCGCCATCATCGGCGCGATCATGACCGTGGAAAACGACCTGCGCGCATTCGCCGCAGCTTGCCAAGCCGCCGGTCATGCCACGCTGGCCGCCGTCCCCGCGCCCCAGCTGGACGGCCAGAGCGTGCAATTGATCCGCTACAGCCGCGCCGTCGCCCTCTTTGCCAAAGCCGAACTGATCGAACGCCACCCGGATTTCGACACCACCGCCGCCGGTAACGGGCAGGCAGAGGAAACCGCGCCGACTGTCGGCATGCTGCGCCGCGACGCCGTGCATGCGATCCGTGACATATTGGGACGCCCGCGAACGGTCGTGGAATCCCTCTGATGGCTGCGGAGCAGCGACTTGTAGCCCGATCGGGCGACAAGCTGGACCTGCTGCTCTGGCGCGACGCCGGGCTTGGTCCCGGCGAACTGTCTCGCATTTACGACGCCAATCCGGGCCTTGCCGACCTTGGCCCCATTCTTCCGCTGGGCACGATCGTCACCGTGCCCGCCACCGCCGACGCCAGCGCCACCCGTGCGCTTCCCCTCATCCAGCTTTGGGATTGATTCATGGACCTGCGCCACCTTCTGGAATCCGCCGCCGAATTGGTCGGTTCCCTCACGCCTTCGCTGATCGGCTCTGCCGTCGCACAGGCATGGAAACCCGCGCTGCCCTTCCGCCAGCGCTTCCTCCAGTGGGTCGTTGGATCGACGGTCAGCTATTACGCGACCATCGCGATCATCACCGTCACGGGCTGGAACCACTTTGCCGCGCAGTCGATCGCCTTCGCGGTCGCCCTGCTGGCGTTCGACGCCACGCCCCGCATCGCCAAGGCCGCGATCGACACGCTGACCAGCGTGCCGGGCCGCCTCGCTGACCGCTTCCTCCCCAAGAAGGACTGATCCATGCAGCTGTCGCCCAATTTCAGCCTGGCCGAATTCACCGCGTCCGCGACCGCGAAGGCGCAGGGAATCGCCAACGTCCCCGGCCCCCGCCAGATCGCGGCAATGCAGCTGCTGTGCGTCAATGTGCTCGAGCCGCTACGCGCCCATTTCCGCAAGCCTGTCCGCATCACGTCGGGCTTCCGCTCGCTCGCGCTCAACAAAGCGGTGGGATCTTCATCGACTAGCCAGCACCCGCAGGGCGAGGCTGGAGATCTGGAAATCCCCGGTATCGACAATGTCACCGTGGCTACCTTCATCCGCGACGAACTGCCATTTGATCAGATGATCCTCGAAAATTATGTGCGCGGGCAGCCGAACAGTGGCTGGGTCCATGTCAGTTATCGTGACGGTCGCCTGCGCCATGAGGTGCTGACCTATTCGCGCCGGGCCTATTTCAAAGGGCTGCTGGCATGATCGGGAAATCGCACCTCGCAATGGCCGCCGCGCTGGCCGCCTGCACCGCAGGAATCGGCGGCTTCTTCTACGGCAACAGCGTCGGCCACGCACAGGAGCAGGCCGCACAGAAGCGCGCCGACGATGCTCGGGAAGCCGAGCGCAAGAAGCTGCAGGGCCAGATCGACGCCATGAACGAGGCCGCGCAGACCAAGGAATATGCCCGGCAGGGCAACGTCAGGGAAATCTACAATGAAACGCAGAAGATCATCGAAAAGCCGGTCTATCGCAATCTGTGCGTCGATGCTGATGGCGTCGGCCTGCTCGACCGCGCCGCAGCAACGGCCAATAGCGAAGATCTCTGGGGCATTGCTGGCGACACCCGCCCCATTGCCGAAGGTCCAGAGGACTGACACGGGCGAGATGACCGGCGCACAATGCCTCGGCAGCTTGACCAGCATCTATGACGTCGCCGGGCAGATCCGCGCCACCCTGATCGACCTGCAGGCTCAGGCCCGCGTGGCAAACGCACAGGCAGACTGACGATGCGCAAGGCCGACAGCCTGCGGAAATGGCTCACCGCCTTCCTGCCCGACCTGAAGACCCACCCCGACCGCCTCCAAATCTGGGTGGATGGCGGCCAGATCAACACGCGGCAGTCCCGCACGCTGTCGTTCGCCTATGCCTATACGCTCAAGGTCGGCATCTGGGATTTTGCGGGCGATGACATCACGATCATGGTGGCGATGCTGGCATGGATCGAAAAGGAACAGCCCCAGCTGCTGCGCCGTGCCGATGCCCAGCCCTTTTCCTTCGAAGCCGAACTGCTGGACAGCGAAGCGTCCGACATACTGATCTCGATCGACCTCACTGAAAATGTCCTTGTCATCCCCCGCGCCGATGGCAGCGGCTATGACATCGACCTCCCACCCGAACCGAATTTCGCTGATGCCTTCGACGGCGTGACGGCATCATTCCTGCAAGGTTTCGGCAATACCGAACTGCTGATCGAGACGGAAAATCCCGACGCCGTACTGACCCCGGCAATCCCGCCCGAAGCATGAGCGACGATCTCGCCGAAATCGAGCGCATCGCAGGATCGCTGCTCCGCGCCCTGTCGTCGGGCGAGCGCCGCGCCCTGATGCGCCGCATGGCCCGCACCTTGGGCCGGAGTCAGCGCGACCGCATCGCCGCCCAGCGCCAGCCTGACGGCTCGAAATTCGAAGCGCGCAAGGCAAAGGCTCCCCCCGTTACAGGCCGGGGCGCAGCCTGCTTCCTCTACCCGACCGGCGGCGGCGGCGAACCGCGCAAGGTCATCATGAAAAGTTTCGCGTGGACCACGGGCCGCATGATGACCGGCTTCGACATAGAGGCAGGGGGCATCCGCTCATTCGAGTTCGACAAGGTGGTCAAATGGCTCCCCGTCCCGGAGGCGCATCGCAACGCGGGCGGCAGCAGCCTGCGCCGCCGGGGCGGCCTCAAGCGCAAAGCCATGTTCCGGCGGCTCGCCACGGGCCGGTTCCTGCGTACCGGCGCCGACGATCAGGGCTTCTGGGTCGGCTTTTCCGGCAAGGTGTCGCAGATCGCCGACGTCCATCAACATGGCCTGCGCGACAAGCCATCCTTGCGGGCGCAGGCCGTGCCCTATCCGAAGCGCGAACTGCTGGGCGCGACGGCGGCAGACCGGGAATCGCTGCTTGACCTGCTCTACACGCATATACTCGAAGTCTGATCGGACCGGGCCAAGGGCGCCAGTTTCAGTCGTCGCGCTTTGAGAGTAATAATCCCGAAAGCTGACATTCGTCTCGTCGCTGATGTCATTGAATGAGATATAGTTGGGGAGTAGCAGTCGGTTGGCAGATTCTGCTACCAATGCATAAAGTAATCTAACCCATATCACACGTAAGGCGCCGCCTTTAATCGATCATCAATCCTAAATGCCATTTCATACATTACATCATACACTGCCGCCTCAAACCCTCGATAATATGAAAGTTCCGAAACAATATCTGGTTTTCCATGCGCTATATCATTGCGTCTTTTTACAAGAGTTGAAATCTTTAACCGGTGGTCGTCTAGGGCGTCGAGCTTGATGTCTGCATCTTTCAGCAGATCTTCTAAAACGTTTGGCCAAAGATTTGACTTCGTATCGACTTCAGGAAAATCTGGCGCTGGATGGTAAAATAATGCCGCGAAGTTTTCTAGCTCGCCTAAAAGTGGCTCTGATGACAAAGTCCGCAATCGCTT